CCTTCGCCCAATCCATCATTAGCGTCGTCGCCGTCCATGGTAACATACATTACGTTAGTAACTGTAGGTCCTGGGATAGCAAAACCTTCTCCAAAACGCAAGTCACCGTTAATTAATACGTTATCAGTAGGATTAAATTCTATGTTGCCATCTGCTTTCTGAAGGACTGTGTCGTCCAAAAAACTTTGAGGATTTAAATTATGTCTGCGTAAATATTTCATAATTAGATAACCACATAACTCGCTGTTACACTGACCATGTTAAGAGTTGTTGTCTTAGCATAAATCCTGTCGCCTGCACCTAACACTAATCGTTCAGTGCTAAAGATAAATGTATCGCTTGGATCGACAGGCGCTTGATTTACAATTTTATTTGTATTTGTTGGAGTTCCACCACTGGCTACTACATGTACATCAATATTTTCTACCGATGTGTTTAAATTACAAAACATAATTACAGTTATAGCTGAATCTGTAGTAAGATTCGGCGTAATAGGTACTGTTGATGTTCCTAGTAGTGTGCTTAAAATCGCCATTTTGTATCCTTAAAGTATTAACGAGTACAGAAATGCTTTAGTTTTACTGATTAATTCATCGCCGGTCCCTAAAGTATTTACAAAATATAATCCTGTGCCGCCGGTACCTACAGTATTTCGAGAATATAATTTTACATATCCTGATGGCGTAGAAGGTGTACTGACTAATGATCTATTAGCGATGTTTAAAACTCCGCCTTTTGGATCAGCGCCGTCACCGAGTAACACATTTTCCGAAGCTATATTAAAAATATTATTATTTTGAATTCTGATATTGTTTACTGTTAGTCCGTTTGAATTAATTACCGCTCGTTCAATGCCATCAACTTCAAAAGTTATTTCACTAACTCCACTAGTATCAAAGTCGTAGGCTTGTACTTTGGTATCGTTTTCTAAAATTCTGTTAATTGTTGCTAAAGAAGCAACATTGGCAGCATAATCTGCCACTGCTTTCATGTTTGGAATATTGTCGTCGTCAATTATAGCGTCAGGTCGAACTGTGCCCGATGCCGCAGTTGATGGTAAATCACTATCTACATTAGCATAAGTGAAGCTTGAACCTATTGCGGAAATAATCGTAATAAAAGCGCCGCTAAATGATGCGTCAGTATTACACGTAACAAATACTCGTTGTCCTGCTATGAATGCCGGACTTGGAGCACTTGTTAACGTAACTGTTGCCACATTAGTGGTCCTTGATACACTGGCAATGTTGTAGCTAGTAACTAGTGCAGTATAATCAAGAATTTGACTTTCGTAGTTTGTTGTTCCTGAAACAGTTATAACACCGTTACCTGAAGTAATTAAAGCAAGGTCTCCGCCTAGTGTATTAATAGTGTTTGTAACAACAGCTCTTAAATTTTCATTAGCATCTTTAAAAATAAAACTTCCGTGAAAGTTATTATCTGGGTCAGTAATTAAATTTCCTGTCGGATCATAACTATCTATGCTTTCATCCCAGACGGCAAACGCATTTGGTCTAATTCCTCGATCAATTTCTATACCAGCACGAGTTCCTGCTGTTGCTACTCCAGGATTT